CCGTACAAATTAAAAATCGTAACAAATCCGGCCCGGCCCTTGACGTGGCGGCGTCGCCGACCTGGCCGGCGGATCGCGTCGAGCGCCGGCCGATTGCGTCGCTGAAACTGTCGGACAAGAACGCGCGCACGCATTCGGAAAGTCAGATCAATCAGCTGGCCGCCTCAATGCGCCAATGGGGCTGGACGATCCCGGTACTTTGCGACGAGGTTGGCGACGTTATCGCTGGGCACGGCCGCATCTTGGCGGCGGGTCGGCTCGGGTTGGCGGAAGCCCCGGTCATGATTGCGACGGGGTGGAGCGAGGCACAAAAGCGCGCCTATCGATTGGCTGACAATCAGCTGGCACTTAACGCCGCCTGGAATTTTGATTTGATCGGCGACGAGCTGAAGGCGTTGCAGGGTCTCGACTTCGATATTGGCCTGATCGGCTTTGCCGATATCGACGCGCTGTTGCGTGGATCTGGTGGCGGCGTACCCGATCCCGCGCTTGACGTCATTCCGGAAGTTCCCGCGCAACAGGTAACGCTTGCCGGCGATATCTGGCAGCTCGGCCGCCACCGATTGATCTGCGGCGATTGCCGTGACGGAAAAACAATCGACCGTTTAGTGGCCGGGCAGCGGATCAATGTCGCATTCACCTCGCCGCCTTACGCCGTGCAGCGTGATTACGATAAGAGTTCCGGCTTTCAGCCGGTGCCGCCCGATCAGTACGTCGAATGGTTTGCGCCAGTGGCGGCCAATGTCGCCAGGCATTTGGCCGCTGACGGATCTTGGTTTGTGAACATCAAGCCGTCGGGCGCGGGCCTCGACACCGACCTGTACGTGTTCGATCTCGTACTGGCACACGCGCGCCAATGGGGTTGGCACTTCGCGACCGAGTTTTGCTGGGAGCGCGTCGGCGTGCCGAAGCGCGTCGTGCAACGCTTTAAAAACCAATTCGAGCCGGTCTATCAGTTCGCCCGCGACCGCTGGAAAATGCGGCCGGATGCGGTTCGCCACATGAGCGAGAATGTTCCGTTGCCGGCCGGGCCTGGCATTGGCGAGACCAGCTGGGCCAACCGCCAGGGCACGCGCCAGCCGATCTTCGGATCGCAAATGCGAAAAAAACGCAAAGGGCACCCGTCCGCGGAAGGCAGCCAGGGCACGCATTGGCAGTCCGGCGCGCCGCTCGGCGTCAATCCGGATTGGATCGCGCCAGGGCTTGCCTACCCGGGTAACCGCTTGCCGACCTTTGCCGGCAGTCACGAGGCAACCGGCCACGCCGCTGCGTTCCCGGTCGGGCTGCCGGCGTTTTTTGCCCGCGCCTATTCCGACGAACAAGATTTGATTTACGACCCGTTTTGCGGTTCCGGCTCGACGATCGTGGCGGCCGAGGAAACCAAACGCCAAGGCCTCGGCTGTGAGATATCGCCGAACTATTGCGACATAACGGTCGTCCGATACCGCAAGCTCTATCCGGATCAGCCGGTCGTGCTGCTGGAAGACGGCCGCAGCTACGACGAAATGGCCGCCGCCCGCGTTGAACAGAAACCGAAAGTGTCGGCAGCAGAATGAACAAACGCGGACGCAAGTCGGCCGTCGAGGCCGGCCTGGTGGTGATCAAGGGCAATTTCGACAAAGGCCGGCCGGATCCGCCCGACGACTTGACCGACGAACAGAAAGCGACCTGGCGATCGATCGCGGGCAGCGAGCCGAAGGACTTCCTGGCCACCGCTGCCCTGCAAAGCATGCTGAAAGATTACTGCCGGGCCCGCTCCGAAATCGAAAGGCTCAGCCGGATCATTGCCTATTTCCAGGACGATTGGATCAAGCCCGAGGAAGGCGCCAGGCGGCTGCAGCTCTATTTGCGCATGCGCAACGAGGAAAGTAAGCGCGCGACCGATCTCGCCACCAAAATGCGGTTGACCAATCAATCGCGCTACACGCCGCAGGCAGCGGCCACGGCGTCGCGCAACACGCTGTCGGGACCGAAGCCCTGGGAGAGCTGACGCCGGCCAATGCCGAAGCGCCCGAAAAAGCCCGACCTGAGCCGGGCCGAGAAAAATATCAAATGGATCGAGGACTATTGCCGCATTCCGGAAGGTCCGGACATTGGCAAAAAGGTCCGCTTGCGCGACTGGCAAAAAGACGAAATCAAAAAGATCTACGACAACAAAGTCGACACCCGGCGCGCGATAATTTCGGTCGGCCGCAAGAACGCCAAAACGACGCTCGCCGCCTTTCTGCTGCTGCTGCATTTGTGTGGACACGAAAAGCGATACAACTCGCAGCTCTATTCGGCGGCACAATCGCGCGAGCAAGCCGCAATCATTTTTGCGCTGGCCGCCAAGATCGTTCGCATGTCGCCGGATTTGCGTTCGGTCGTGATCATTCGCGACACCGCCAAACAGTTATTTTGTCCCGAGCTGGGCACGCTGTACCGGGCCTTGTCGGCGGAAATCGCCACCGCCTTCGGCCTGTCGCCGGTTTTTATCGTGCACGACGAACTGGGCCAGGTGCGCGGACCGCGATCTGAGCTTTACGAGGCGCTGGAAACGGCGACCGGCGCACAATCGAACCCGCTTTCGGTCGTGATCTCGACGCAAGCGCCGACCGACTCCGATCTGCTGTCGGTGCTGATCGACGACGCCCTGGCGAAGAATGATCCGCGCGTCGTCTGTTCGCTGCACTCGGCACCGAAGGACGCCGATCCATTTGCCGAGGCGACAATCCGGCTGGCTAACCCGGCGTTCGGGGATTTCCTAAACCCGACCGAAGTGCTGGCAATGGCCGAAGACGCGCGGCGCATGCCTGGACGCGAAGCCGATTTCCGCAATTTGGTTCTCAATCAGCGGGTCGAAGCCTCCAATCCGTTCATTGAGCGCGAAATATGGGAACGCTGCGGAGCCAAGCCGCAGGCCTTCGGATCCGCGCCGGTCTTCGGCGGCCTCGATCTCTCGGCGGTGCGGGACTTAACCGCGCTGGTGCTGATCGGCCAGGCCGACGCCGGCTGCTGGAACGTGCTGCCGACGTTTTGGCTGCCAAAAGAAGGTTTGCGCGAACGCTCGCGGCTGGATCGTGTGCCGTACGACGAATGGGCGGCGGCCAAGCAATTGGAAACGACGCCCGGCAAGACGATCAGTTACGAATTTGTCGCGGTCTGGCTCAAGGTGATTTTGGAGCAATACAACATTCAGAAAATCGCCTTCGACCGTTGGAATTTTCACCACTTGCGCGCCTGGCTGATCCGCGTCGGCGTGTCGGAAAAGGTGATCGAGGAAAAATTCGTCGAGTTCGGCCAGGGCTACAAGTCCATGTCGCCCGCGCTCAAAGTGCTGGAAACCATGATCGTCGAGCAAAAATTGCGGCACGGTAACCACCCGGTGCTGGCGTGGTGCGCGCAAAATTGCGTGGTGACGCGCGATCCGGCCGACAATCGCAAGCTCGACAAATCGAAAAGCCGCGGCCGCATTGACGGCATGGTGGCGCTCGCTATGGCTGCCGGATGTGCCGAAGCGCCGACCGAAGCGCCGAAAGAATATCAAATGTTGTTCGTGTAATGCCGGCCGATTGGACCGATAAAGGTGTCCAGCGTCGAGTTATTAATTTCAGCGCTTATCGTCTTGACGGTTTGGCTGATCTTTTACCGCGTGGCCGCGACAAGTCCGTTTTCGACATTGGCTGCAATCGTGGCGCTGTGTGTCACGATTTTGTACTTGCTGGCGCTGCTGTCGTGCACGGCTGCGACAAGTCCACCGAAACCATTCGCACCGCTAACGAGTGGTTTGCCGACATTCGATCAGTCGACGCCCGCTTTGAGGTCGTCGACCTGACGCATGGGCCGGAAGCGGTCAAACACGCATTCGGCCGCCACTACCACGCGCATTACGATTTTATGCTGATGCTGGCGGTCTACCACAAGCTGCGCCGCGCCATGCCGGCCGGCGAGCTCTTGGCGCTGGTCGATCACTTTGCCCGCCACACCGGCAAATTTTTCGTGTGGCGCGGCAGCGCAGACGAGACCACCGAGTTCGAGCCGGTGCTTTTAAAACGCGGGTTTCGCTTGGTGCACTATTCGCAGATTTGCGAGGTCATGCTGCCGGAATTTGCGGAGCCGGTTCCTCAGCCGTGTGCGGTGTGGGCGGCTCCGAATTGAGCGGCTGCGGCAGCGGTCGGCTGTCGACCTCCGGCACCTGTTGCCAATCGGTCCCGTCGAAATATTCCAGCACGCGCAAGTCTTGTCCGTACTGCGTTCCGTCAGGAACGGTTTTGGTATTCCAACGGATTTGCGCCATGCGCGCACCTGTTTTGCTCGACGAACCCAACGCAACCTAACACGAGAGGCAGCGCCATGAACCGCGCTTATTCACTGTTGACCGTGAAAGCCGTCGACGCCGAGCAACGCATTTTGCGCGGCATGGCCACGACACCGACGCCGGATCGCATGGGCGATATCGTCGAGCCGTTGGGCGTCAAGTTTACCAATCCCATGCCGCTGTTGTGGCAGCACAAATCTGACAAGCCGGTCGGCACCGTGAAATTCTCCAAGCCGACCCAGGACGGGATCGCGTTCGAGGCGCACTTGCCGCAGATCGAGGAAGCCGGCGCGCTGAAAGATCGCGTCGAGGAGGCCTGGCAATCGGTCAAGCTCGGCCTGGTGCGCGCGGTGTCGATTGGCTTCAAGGCGCTGGAATACGCCTTCCTCGAAAAGACCGACGGCATTCACTTCCTCGAAACGGAAGTCATGGAGTTGTCGCTGGTGACAATTCCGGCGAATGCCGACGCCACCATTACGCAAATCAAATCGATTGACCTGCCGCTGCTGGCCGCGTCCGGCATGACAGCAGCGGACAGTGACCGACCCAAACCCGGCGACGCGGGCAGCAAGCGAAAATCAAAGGTGAAGACAATGCCGAAGACTATCGCGGAACAGATTTCCGCATTCGAAGCCACGCGCGCCGCCAAGGCCGCCCGCATGGCCGAGCTGATGCAAAAGGCAGCCGACGCCGGCTCTACGCTCGACGACGCCGAGAGCGAGGAATACGACACGCTCGAAGGCGAAGTGAAAAAGATCGACGAGCATTTGGTGCGGCTGGCGGCACTGGAAAAGCAAAACAAGACGAAAGCCAAACCGGCCGACGAACTCGCCGCCGGCTCCGAACGCGCGGCCGCCAGTGGCCAGCATGCCGGCGTGATCAGCGTCAAAAAAGCGGACTTGCCGAAAGGCACCGCGTTCATTCGCCTCGCAATGGCAATGGCCTATGCCAAGGGCAACCGCTGGGAAGCGCAAAATTACGCGAAACAGTGGAAGGATCAGACGCCGGAAGTCGCGCTCGTGCTTGAGCATGACATTCCGCAACTGATGAAGGCGGCGCAAAATCCCGGCCTCACAACGGACGCAACTTATGCCGGCCCGTTGGTGGTCTATACCGTCATGGCTTCGGAATTTGCCGAACTGTTGCGGCCGGCCACGAT